AGGGTATTGGCCTTCCGTGGGAAATTATCGATTGCATCCGTTGTGGCTCCGGGAGTTGACATTTTTGACTTTATGTGTGAGTGGAAAGAATTCTGTAAAAAGGTCTTTCTGCCTATGCTTAAGAAAACTTTTTCAATTTATCCTTTGGAGACGAGATTGACCAAACTAGATCTTAACGGTCGAACTCGGTTCGATCGCGAAAAGTCTTATTGGTACTTTCCAGCTTTAGAGGGTACACGATTACCGATTCATACTTCGGGGCCTTCTAGCGGTCAGGGGGTCGGTGGGTCATCCATTATTGGTCATGGTTTAGACGTCTGGAATTGGGTTAATTCCATTCACTACTCTATGATACATGGAATGTGTCTGTTAACCGGAAACATCCATTTCCTTGATTCAGATGTATTCTCCCAAGCGAGGGATCTACAAAAGATTGTTCGGGAGGGGGGTGCTCCCTGGTTAAGGGTTGCGGTGCAAGATGGGACGGAAGGCTTACTCGGCTCCCTTTCCGTGAGGGAGGAACCCGGGAAGTTACGGATATTCGCCATGGTGGATTCTTTGACACAATGGGTTTTGTATCCTTTGCATAAGGCGTTGTTCTCTATGTTATCTAAGATACCTCAAGACGGAACGTTTGATCAAACGAAACCGGTTAAGGCTCTACTTAGTGATATGGAAAAACAGGGTCTAGAGCATGTGTGGTCGTATGACCTCTCTACGGCTACAGATAGAATTCCCCTCTTGTTACAAGAATATCTACTGGGGTTAGTAACGTCACCGGTGCTTTCGTACACTTGGGCAAAACTTCTTTGTGATCGACTATATAAGGTTCCCCGTATCTTAATGACTACTATTGGTAAGAAAGGCTGGAATGCCGATCCTCTGCTGAGAAAGTTCCCACCCGGGATGGTCCGTTATGAAGTTGGACAGCCTATGGGTGCTTATTCATCGTGGGCAATGCTGGCTTTTGTACACCATGCATTAGTACAATTCGCTGCTTACAGAGCAGGAATTAGGGGCTGGTTCACGTTGTATGCAGTACTTGGTGACGATGTCGTGATAGCCCATCGCGAGGTCGCTCATCAGTATGTACTTATTATGAAGGAAATAGGTGTCGGTATTGGATTTCACAAATCCGTTATCAGTAACAACCGGTCTCTTGAGTTTGCTAAGAGATATTTCTTTCGGGGTGTGGAGGTAACCCCTCTACCCTTGTTAGGGATTTCTACTGGCTGGCTTGGGGTCTCTATGGTACCAGAGGTAATCTCGGTAGTAGAGAGGCTAACTGGTCAGGTACTATCTAGCTTCCAGATTGGTAAGTTCCTTGGTGTGGGTTTCAAGGCGTGTTCTGGAGCAGATCACAATCTGCTTTGGAAACTGCCAAGACGCTTGCGCTCTGTGCTTGTCTTGCTTTTACATCCAGGAGCTCCCCGTGGGGCTCCTGAGCTATGGTCTTGGTTACGGGCTAAATCCCTTCGGGGTCAAGCCCTAGTTGAGCCCAAATCGGTTGAGGGTCTGGGGAAATACCTCGTGCGGTGGGCAACGAAAGATCGTTTCCCTCGTCTTTTAAGACTCTTGGGTGAGAATCTTGAAAAGTTTGAACCTGGG